GGGTCATGGTGTCATGCCGCAACGATCAGGTACGTTGCAGTTGTTAAGCGTCATGTTTTTGACGCGCGATTTAACGGTGAGTGTGTTGTCGCGTGTAGTTTCGCAAGCGGTCAGCATAAGTATTAACGCAAACAACCTGTATCGCATTGCATTATTGTTCGTCGTCGTCGTCAATCGGTTCAACAGGTTCAACATATGGCGGCGTAAAATCTTGTGTTTCCTCGCTGTACGTGTAACCAATACCTGCATAAGTTTTGTCTGCGCGGTCTATCCAAGTTTGCACACAAGGCGCACCAACAAAATTCGTGTACCACTCGCCCGTTGGTATGCCCTCAATGGTTAAATCATCTACGCCCGTGATGACTTGTTTAACAACATTGTTTGCGTCGAGTTCTGCCCAATATGTAGTCATTATGCCCAGCTCACATTTCCTGTGCCAGCGGTAATTGTTGCTACTGTGTATGAACCGCTTGTTGCCGTTGAACCTGTTAAACCTGCGCCAATAGTTATTGTGCCCATTGTTGTTAAATAGCGCAAAACAACAACACCGCTACCGCCGCTACCACCATTTAACGAACCGAACCCTGACCAACCGCCGCCACCGCCGCCGCCGCCTGTGTTTGCTGTGCCTGACGCGCCTAAACCGTTACCTTGCCCTGCGCCGTTGCCGCCGCCACGACCGCCGCCGCCGCTACCACCTGCGCCAACCGTGCCTGTGTTTCGGATTCCGCCACCGCCGCCGCCACCATAAGTAACAGAACTGCCGCTAATGCTTGTAGTTATGCCTGCGCCACCATCGCCACCTGTGTTTGATGAAGCGGTGCTAGTGCCTGCAACACCAACAGCGCCCGCGCCGCCACCACCGCCGCAACCTTCTTGGTTAGCGGCAGCCGAAGCGGAATTACCGCCTGCATAACCTTGTGCTGTTGGACTTGCTGGACTTGCCGCGCCACCTGTAGCGCCTGTGCTTGCAGTTGTTCCCGCACCGCCACCGCTACCACCGCTAGCACCGTCGCGGTCTGTGTTTGACCCACCACCGCCGCCGCCTTTAGCAGACGAAACAAAAATGCTGTCGCTACCAGTTGTGCCTTTAGAACCGCCACTAGTTGAACCTGCGCCACCTGCGCCAACCGTTACCAAATAAGAAAAATTTTTGTTAATTAAAACCGACTGCAAAAGCGTTGTGCCACCACCCGTTGCACCAACAGAACACAAAACACCGCCAGCACCACCACCGCCGCCGCGTTCAGCACCACCGCCGCCACCACCAGCAACAACTAAAAAATCAACAACATTCCCGCCGCCACTACCGCTAAAAAAAATAGCAGCACTAGCACTCGTAAAATAAAGCGTGCCACCCCCCCATTGTGCCAACGCTAAAGACCCTGCAGTATTAACCGTTGCCGTGCCTGCCGTAATCGTGCAAGTACCCGCACCAATGTTTTGAATAAACAAAGTGTCGCCCGCATTAAACAAACTTGTATTAACCGTAATCGTTGTTGCCGTGGCTTTGTTCATCACAACTCGAGTGCCTTTGTCGGCTGCAACAAGTGTGTAACTATCCGTTTTAGTGCTAACCGTTTGGTTGTAGTCGTTTGCTTGCAAACTGTTCATTTGCGCGGCTGTTAAAACCTGCCCTGCGGTAAATGTTTGTATCGCCATATTTGACCTACTTTAACCTAACCCGTTGTCAGCGTTGATGATACCAAACGACAAATCGTCAAGTATCAACTCGTTCAACACAATCACGGGCGACGTGTAATAAATGACGCTATGGCCTGTATTGACGTTGATCGTATGCTCGATGCCCTCAATCGCTAGGTTTTGGGCTAGTGACGCTGGGGTTGTGCCAGGGGCAAACGATTTCTCAATAGTGATCGTGTCAGATATGTCGAGTATTGCGACCGTGTCGCGTTGGGCGCTGGTCAACATTGCAAACGATGTTGCTAGCGACGTGTATCTTGGCTCAGGGTTAGGGTCAAGCAAATAGGTTGCCAAGTCAAGCGCGGCCGTATCGTTGTGCAACAGGCTGTTTGTAATGCTGTATGTTTGTATAAAGTACGTTGCTTGACTGCCAGCGTCGTCAACAATTTGCGGGTTGTTGCTGCCGAGTATCTGTACGACCGCGCGGTTGGTTACTTGGTCGGCTTCAAATGTTATGCCTACGCCGTTGTACGGTATGTTTGTGCCGTCGTCGTGAAAATCGGCTACGGCTGGGTCGAGCGTTGTGCCTATGCGCGGCGTAAACACAATGTCGCCGTCACGTGACATATAAATGCGACCCTGCTCAGCCTCGTTGACCTGTGCCAAATAGCCCAACACGTTTGTGCCTTGCTCGATCGTGAATGCTGACGCGCCGCCAAGCGTCTGAGTGCCAGTACCGATGTCACGGTTAGCAACGGGAAATGCGACCTCGGGTCGGTCAAGTATTGCCGACACACGTACGCTTGACAATTCCTCGCTGACGTTGTACTCATCTAAATATGTTTGCGATAACAAATAAAAATCGTCGGCACAAAACACCGTCACCGTATCTAAACCACCAAGCGCAAAATTGTAATCAAAGTTAACGATCTTGCCGACGAATAAATATTCTTTGACGTTTGTTGCGCTGTATCGAGACAACCGCACCGATCGCATAGGTGCTAAACCCGGTTTAGCGTTAGGCGTGTCGTAGTAGGGGCTTGTTTCGTCAAACGGCATAAAGATACCGTCGGTGTCAAGCATGGTAAACGACATAGTGCCAGCACCAAACTGGTCGCCTTGATCGCGTCGCCCTCGACGTACATATACCTGATTAACGCCGTCAAGCACACTTGCAAACTCGGTCGTACCGTCAAGCACATATTGAGTGTTATCAAGTTTGCCCTCAGGGTCTGCGTCAAGCAAAAACCCGTCTTGAATAAACCCTGTGTCAATCTCTAAGTCATAGTTGCCACTTGCAACAACTGACACGCTAGCCATTAGACCGCTATCTGTAGATCGAGTGGCCCTGATACGCGCTGGTAGGCGAGCAAACTATCTAACACGCTTTGCCCGATTTCGGCGCTAGTTGACATACCGCCAGTCACGTTTATTGTTACAGGCGACGCGCCACGCGCTGCAATGCGCTCAGCCATGCCAAACGTTGTTAGACCGCCTTGTATGGTCATCAGATCGCCGCCGCCACCAACACCGCCGCCGCCGCCGCCAGCGCTGCCACCACCGCCACCGCCACCAGCGCCACCGCCAATGATCGGGGCAATACTTGGAATAGACGCGCCTGCCTCTCGAGCCATACGGTCAGCCGTGCGCGTATCGCCTGTAACAGGTGTTGAACCGCCACCGCCGCCGCCTACACGACCAAGGCTAATTTCAGACATTTTTGGTATGTCTTTAAACGGGTTAATTAAATTCATTCCATCAATAATTTTGTTTGTCATTCGTACGTGTGCGTTAGCGACCATTTCAAAACCAGCAATCAAACTATTTAAAACAAAATTTACGCCGTTTCTAAACGTCTCAAATTTTGTGTAAGCAACAGTCAAACCAGTTACTAACGCCGCGATACCTACCGCGATCAAACCAAACGGGTTTAACGCCATAGCAACATTCACCGCAACGATCGCCGCTGCGACCGCTGAGATTGTGCCGGCAATAATCAAAAACGCTTTAGGGTTGCGTTGCGCCCAGTCAGCCATTGCTTGCAAATATGGCAACACTTTTTGCAACACGGGTAGCAACGCCGCACCGATACTTTCTTGTGTCTCAGCCAAACTGTTTTTTAGTATCTTAAATTTGCCTGCTGCGGTTTCTGCTGATCGTGCGGCCGCGCCACCAAAATTGTCGTTTAACGCCATCATTACAACATCGAGCGACGCGCCCTCTTTAATTAGCCCAGCCATTTCGGGCGACAACGCACGTAGCCCTCTCATGTTGCCTGCATATGCCTTGCTTAATGCGTCGCTGACGGTTGCCAAACTTAAACCCGTGGCAGTCGATACGTCTTGGGCAAGTGTCAACGCGCTAGTTGCGTCACCAACATCTTTAGTACCCACAAGCAACGCGGCGAACGCTGGTCGTAACTCGCTGTCAGCCGTACCCGTCGCCCTCGACATAGCCGCAATCATGTCCTCAGTCGCCGCAACCGTAGCGTCAGTCGCACCAACTACGTTTTGCATAGTGTTAGCCAAAATCGCTTGTTGC